AGAGTAATAGGGGGTTGAAAAGGTTTTTCAGTATGTTATAGTAAAATAAAGTAGATTCCCTAATTAAAAATTGAACCCAGGTTCACTAATATATTAATGGAACTTAGGTTCACAAATAATTATGTCAGAAAAAAATAATATAAAAGCGTTGAAGATTAAGAATGGTCATCTTGAAAGGATTATAAACTTTCTTGATGCTCCTCTTCATGGAATAGAGGCTAGAGCAAGAAATCGTTTTGTATCTTCAATTGGAGAGCAAATTGTTTTCATGAATAAAGAAAGGCAGAAATCGTTAGAAGAACATTGTGAGAAAGATAAAGAAGGAAAGCCAATACTTCTTGATAAGGGTACTAGATATGATATTACTCAAGAGGGTCTTCAGAAAGTTAATAAAGAATTAGCAACTCTTTATGAAGAGGAATTCATTATTGATATTCTTCCAAGTAATGAAGTAGAGATTGCTATAGTAAAGAGATTACTTCTTGAAACTAAGAAGGAATTTAATTTAGTGGAAGGTGCAATCTATGATGAACTTTGTAAGGTCTTTGAATTAATAGAGTAAAAGATATTGCTCTAACCGTTCTATACTAGAATATGCCATTTATTAAAGGACGTAAAAAAACAGGAGGGAGAAAGAAAAACTCTAAGAATACAAAAACAATTAAAAGAGAACTACAAAGAAGATTGTATGAAAACTTTTTATTAAGAGAGATATTAAAAGAAAAGGGCAATATAGTTGAAGCATTAATAGCAGAAGCAAAAAAAGGAAATGTTGGAGCAACAAGGGAAATTAATGAAAGGTTACTAGGTAAGGTTAAAGAGCAGATTGAACATTCCGGTAAAGTAGAGGTTCCAGTTGTGAGCATAGTTATCACGCCTATTTCTAATGAAAAATAAACCAAAAATAGTTATAGAGAGTAATTCTGTTTTAGTTCCAGAACAGAACAAGAGACAGATTGATTGGAATATTACTGAAAAGCAACTTGAAGCTTTCAATTATTTACGAGATAATATTACTCAAGAGATTGTATATGGAGGTTCTGCTGGCAATGGAAAGTCATATTTGGGCAGTGGATGGTTGATATCTTCTTGTCTCACTTATCCAGAAAGCAGATGGTTAATGGGCCGCTCTGTAATGAAGCAACTAAAACAATCTACTTTACTTACTCTCTTTGAAGTTTGTAAAGCCTGGGGGTTAGAAAGAGACAAAGATTATATCTATAGTCCGATAGAAGGAACTGTTAAGTTTACCCAGACAGGCTCTATGATATTTTTAAAAGACTTGGCATATTATCCTTCAGATCCAGAATATGATTCACTAGGTTCAACGGAATATACTGGTGCATTTATCGACGAAGCGTCTCAGATTGATGTAAAGGCAAAGAATGTAATTAAGTCTCGGCTTAGATACAAAATAGATGAATTTGGTCTTATTCCAAAGCTCTTAATGACTTGCCTTCCAACCAAGAACTTCCTTTATTTAGAGTTCTATAAGCCTTTTAAAGAAAATACCCTTGAACAGAATAAAGCATTTGTTCCAGCACTACCAGGAGACAATCCATTTTTATCTGATCAATACATTGGAATCCTTAAGACCCTTGATAAGATAAGTAAAGAGCGTCTCTTGTTTGGTAACTGGGAATATTCTAGTGATACAACTAACCTGATTGTGTATGATGCTTTAATCGATTTATTTACTAATGCTATAGAAGAAACAAAAGAGAAATGGTGCATTGTAGACGTAGCAAGATTCGGAGCCGATAAAACTGTTATCTCTCTCTGGAAAGGCTTAGAATGGTATTCAGTTGAAGTGTTATCGCATAAAGATTTAGAGGCAGTTGAGAATAGGATTAAGATTGTCTTAAAGGATGAAATGATTCCTTATTCTCATTGTGTTATTGATGAAGACGGAATTGGTGGTGGAGTTCTTGACCATCTTAAAGGAGCGAAAGGATTTATCGCACAAAGTATTCCAATGTTGAATAGGCTTACTGGACAGAAAGAGAATTACAAAAATCTTAAAACTCAATGTGCCTACCATTTAGCTGAACTTATTAACTCTCATAAGATAGCAATTACTTGGATTGATGATACTTATAAGAATTTGTTTATTGAGGAAAGCGAGCAGCTCAAGAGAGCGGATGTGGACAAGGAAGGGAAATTGAAAATTGAGCCTAAGTTGAAAATGAAAGAATTATTGGGAAGGAGCCCCGACTTATTGGATACCGCTATAATGAGAATTTATTTTGAATTATATAAACCTACAAATAAAATGATTTCAATCAATCCCTTGGCTCATCTCCTGGATATTCCAAAGTCGCCTGGAAGACCAGGTGGGTCAACCGATTATAATTAGTGTTTACAAGTTTTTTTATTAATATTACAATAGAACAATATGGACAATAAACTTCTCTCTTTCAATATCTTTCGTCAAATAAATAATGAACTAAGAGACTACTTTGGTTCAAGAATTAGTATCTCGGGCAAGAAAACTGGGAGTTCTTTAATTAGATATTTATCTAAAAAGAATTCAGTTTATTCTTACAATCAGGCTGAGACAATTTCCATTATAGATATGTATTGGAATTCTAAGTTCAGTTCTGGGGAAAGAGACGATCAAAATAGACAGAAACTTTTTATGAATGTTGGTAAGTTTCGTTCAGAGGTTGGTTCGAAGCAGACAGATATTGATGCAAAGAACTTTCTATTTTATCCAGAAGATTATGCTTCAACAGTAGGAGCTTGGTTAATGCAGCAAGAGTTTAAGAATTATACTAAAGATACATATTTTGGCGAGTTGATAAATGAGTGTGTAGAGAATTTTCCAAAGTATGGAACAATAGTTCTCAAGAAAGTTGGAAAGAAACTTGAATTTGTTCCTCTCCAAACATTACGAAATGACCAATCTGCTAGAGATTTAAATAGTGCTTCCTATGTTATTGAAGAGCATCCAGATATGTCATTTAAGGAGATCTCAGATATGAAGAAGAACGGATGGAATATAGGAAACTTTACATTACCATTTGGTCAAACTACTACGGTTTATGAAAGAACGGGGACAGTCCCCCTTAAGTATTTGAATGAATTAAATGATGTTTCAAACGAAGGAGTCTCTGATGATAAAGTTGTAGATGCTATTGTTATTTGTACAATCGATAAGACACCTCGTTCAAAGAAAAATCTGGAGCAGGGGCATACTTTCTATGCTAAAGAAATTTCAGATAGACCATATAGAGAAGCTCATTGGTCAAAACAACATGGAAGATGGCTCGGAGTTGGTGAAATGGAGAATCAAATTCCTAACCAAGTTGCTAAAAATGTAATAGTGAATATTTTAAAGAATGCCTTTGAGTGGTCTTCTAAAAGAATTTTTCAATCTCAAGACGATGGTGTTGCGAATAATATAGCTAGAGAAGTTAAAGATGGTGATGTTCTCCTTATTGAACCAAATGGTGAAATTAAACAAGTTGATATGGCTGCAAGATTTAGTATGGAAGCTCAGCAAATGATGAACGAATGGGAAAAGAATTCAGACCAGAAATCATTTACTTATGAGGTTGCTACAGGCGAAGCATTACCTTCGGGCACTCCTTTCAGATTAGGTGTTGTCCTGAGTAATGCTGCTAATAATTACTTTGCACTTAAGAGAGAGAAGTTAGGCATTCTTTTGAAAAAAGCTGTTCTTGATTTCCTTATTCCAGACTTTATAAAGAAAGCGATTAGTGGGAAAAGTACTGTCTTAGTTAATGCAGATATGCCTGGTTATGAGGTCTTGAGGAAAGCAGCAGAGGACTATACTGTTAGCCAGGTGCTTAGGTCATCTATCCTTAGTGGAAAGTTGATTGATATGAATTTAATTAAACAGCTTATCAATCCTATTCAAATTGCGAATCAGTTATTTATTAAAAGACCTGCTGATTTCTATAATAATATTAAAACAAAGTTTGACCTTACGATAACTGGTGAGGCAACTGATATTGAAAAGAAAATTACTTCATTGACAACGCTTTATCAAATTCTTCAGGCAAGGGGCGACCCAAGAGCTGAGGCTGTGCTTGAGAGAGTGCTTGCACTTTCGGGAGAGAATATTTCATCATTTGGTGTTGTTCCTCCTCCTCTTGTTCCTGGTATCCCTCCAACCGCTGCACCTCGGGTTAATGTAAATGTGGCAGGCAAGGAAGAGCCAAAGTCTTCTTTAGCTATTCCTGAAACTACTCAAACAGAGGGAAGTAAATAATTATGAGAAACTTCGAGAGCCATACAATAGAGGAATTGTTACAAATTGCAAAGTCTTCAGACGACTCTATAGCGTTCGTTGAACTTCTTAAAATGGCTATAGAGAAAGTAGCAGATGTAAGGAACGAGATTGATAAAGAGAATGATTCTATTGAGTTAAGGGCAGGGATTGTAAAGGTAATTAATAACGAGTTAATTAATCCTCTTATTAAAGTAAAGACAGTGAAAAAAATAGAAGAACCAACAGACTATACTTAAAAATAAATAGTAGATTGGATGGGCTTCATCCAATAGAGGGCAAGAAAACCTCTATAAAAACTTATAAAGTCGAATAGGGAACAAACCCTAATGTATAAAAAAATTATTAAAAGATTAAACTTATGATTGAAAAAGATGATGGTTCTTTAGAAGTAGAGGACCAAGACCTCAAAGATGACACTGATGAAAACGAAATAGATACATCTAGTGTCGTTGATGAGAAAATAAAAAAAGACCTTCAAACCACTATTGCTAAGAAAAAGGCATGGAGGGCGAAGGCGGTTGATTCTGAATCTGGCAAGACTTTTAAATCGCTTTATGAAGAATCAATTAAAAAGCAGACTATTGATACTGAAGATAAGAAAGAGGAAAAGGATAAAAAGAAAGAAACTCCTGACATATCAGAAGATCTTCGAAGGGATGTTAATTCGTTAAAGGAAGAATCTCAAAAGAGAATCTTTCAATATGCGAATAAATTTTCACCAGAGCAGGTAAATGAGATATTTGCCTATGCTAATGGAGCTGGAATTGAACCAAAAGATGCTTTAGAAAAACCTTTTGTGAAAAAAGTTCTAGAGCAAATGAAGACTGATGAGGATAATGCTAACGCTTTACTCTCGCCATCTCATAGAACTCCAGTTCATATGGGTGGAAAAACATTCAAAGATATGACTCCGGATGAAAGGAAGAAAGCTTTTCCTTCAATAGCTAAGAAAAGTCGATAGTATTAAAGGGTCTGCTCTTACAAACTTAATATTTATATTTGACAGATGATTAAAAATAGAATTTATACCGTAATCTCAGATCCTTACGATAGCACTGATTTAGCTGGATTTATTGGAGAGGTATGGACACCGATGATTCTTGAGGAAATGTTTGCTAAAGCAGTTGCTGCAAACTTCTTTCTTGATATTTCTGCTTATTGCACAGGTGGTGGAGACATTTTCCATATTCCTGGTGTATTTACCAACTCTTTTGCTCTTGGAACTCAATCAACCCAAGGTGCTGAAGTCACTACAGAATCGGTAACTGCCGATGACAAGACAATCGAGGTCACTGTACATAACTACGTTGCGTTCATTCTCGGAGATTTGGATATTAAACAAATCATGGGAATGTATGACGCAAACGCTGTTTATGCCAAGAAAGCCGCAGGAACTCTTAGAATCGCTTTAGAAGACGCTTTATTCGCTCTTTGGTCAGGACTTAGTAATACTGCGGCAGGTGATACTGCGACTGTTCTTTCAGATGCAGAAGTCAGAACTGCCATTGAAACTCTTGAAGCTGCTGATTATGATGTTCTTGACGGTGACTCAGCGTTCTTCTTCCACCCTTATACTTATTGGATTCAGTTAGGTGCAATCTCTAAGTACTACGATCAAGGGTCAAGAGGTCCTCTCACTGTTCCTGGCATGGTTGCAACTGGTGGATTAGGAGAAGGAATGCCTACAATGGGTTTCAAAGGAACTCTTTACGGGATTCCTACTTATACTTCTTCCAGGGTTGTTTCAGGTCTTCAGACATATCGAAACTTGTTAGCTAGAAAAGAAGCGTTTGGTTTTGCAGTTCAAACCTTGTCTAACCCTAATGCTCCTTCTTATTCAGGTGAAGAAGGTGGGAGAGTTAGAGCTCAGACAAGTTATGAATTGAGAAATCTTGGTTGGTTGACCGTTGTTGATATCATTTTCGGTGTTGCTGTTTTGAGACCATACGCAGGAGTTGTTTTGAATGGATCTAGTGCTTTTATAGGTTCGTAGAGATTTTTCTCTCTTATCTATTATATTCCTTGTGATATAAGGTCGTTAAATTAACTGGGCAGTTAAAAAAGGCAGGACTCGACCGTTTGCTCAGTTGAAGTCCTGTCTTTTTTAGCTTAAATATATGAACAAAAAAACTAAAGATACAATAAAACCTGAAAAGGATATTAAAAAGACTATTGATAAAGTCGATTTAGAGGAGATTGCACCAGAGGGGCCTGGTGAATTTGATAACGTTAAGCTACGTAGGATTCCTTCACGTGGAAAACTTACTTTCTTTTATAAAAAGAATGATGGAGTTGTCTTTGCTGCAGAAGAACAAGAAGCGGCAACTGGTAAGTATCATAAAAAGTTTGAACTTATTGGTTGGTCAAATGGAGAGGCCTATCTTAAGACCATTAGAGACGCAGGATTAAGAAAAAATCAACTTATTTCAAAGAGGATAGCTGAAAAGTTGCTTAAAGATGCGTTTGATATTGAGTTGAAGATAGCGAAAAAGAACTTAAGACTTACAAAGAAAAATAATGAAAGAGTTCTAACGCCTCAAAGGTTAGAATGGGCCTTCGATACCTCTGTTCCTGAGAAAGATCGTTATGATATTTCGAGGGGTCGTTACGAACAAATGAGACATAGAGAATAATATGGAAACTAAAACTTATCAACAAAATATGAAAGTATTGAAGGAGATTACAAACAATGTTCCAGAAAGATTAAAGAATAATCTAATGAAAACAGTTATAAATACCGAACAGGAAGAAGCTGTTCGTAGTCTTATCAAAGATTCAAAGTTGCATTTAAAGATGAGAGAGAAATTACAGAAAGAGTTAGATAATGGAGATTTTCGGTTTAAAGAAAAAACAATTAATCCAGAGGTTGAGAAAGAGTTAGATGTTTATTATGAGAGGGAAGTAAAGAAAGCAATAAAGGAAGGAAGATTATCTTCTCCTGATGAAGACCCTTACTATCAGAAAATGGTAGCAAGGTTTGATAAAGTTAATTCTAAATAGTGTGAAAATAATCTACGCTTGGCCCCCAAATACAATAGAGGAAGACAAGAAAAGAAATAATGTTGCAACAAACTATAGAGGTGATATCTATTTACCAAACGGACCAACCCGTAGAGATGTTATAGAACATGAAAAAAAACACATTGAGCAATATGGCAACGATTACGACAAATGGTTAAAAAGATGTGATGAGGATACTGATTTTCGAATAAGTCAAGAAGTAGAAGCATATAAAGCACAATTTAAGTTTATTGAAGAAACAATGGGGAAAGAGAAAGCTAAACAAGCGATAGTATCATTTGCAAAGTTTTTATCAGGAAATACCTATGACAATATGATTTCATTTGAAGATGCTTTGAAAAAATTAACAGAATAATATGAAAATATTAGGATTAGGAGTTTGTGGTTCTGGAGAAGTAGACAGGTATCTAGAGGAAACTTTAAAAGAATTTAAAAGATTATGTGACGATGTAGTTATTTGTCTTTGTAATGCAGGAATAAAGGAAGAAGCTCTTCTTAGGAAGTATCAAGTCAGGTATTATAAAGATGATAGGGAATGGGGAAGATGGCAGCCGGCAATCAAAACAGATTTACTTAAACGTGCAGTACAATTAGAAATGGATTGGCATCTTGTCTTAGACATGGATGAAACAGTACCAACTGTAGATAGACAAAAACTTGAAGAATTGTCTGAGGGTAGAGAGGTTTGTCAATTCTATATAGTGAATCTATGGAATGATTTGCAACATTATCGTAAAGACCTTGGGTTTTACAATGTTAGGTTTTATAAGAATATACCAGAGATGGAAACTCAATTCCTACGCAAAAGGATTCATTGTGGAAATGCTCCTCCTTATTTCTATTGCATTCCAACCAAAAAGTCTCATATTCCTCACATTTTGCTACATAAAGGATTAATGAAGAAAGAAGATAGAGAGCAAAAGGTTGATAGATATCAACAGTATGATCCTAAGGCTGAGTGTAAGGGGAGAGCATACTATGATTCTTTGTCGCAGGATTGGGCTACTGGAACAGAGTATGTTGAAGCTGAGGTTATCAATAGAATTACTAACTTTATTAAAAATTTAAAATGATATGAGACTTGGTAATAAACAATATAATCGGGAACTTTTAAAACTGATTCTTGAGAAAGACCCAAAGACTCGCTTTGTGTTTTTTAGAAGATATGGCGATTCTTTCATTGGTGATTTTGTTGATATACCAGCGAAACAAGCAGAATCTATAATTAAGCGATATCCTGAATGGAAGATTATAACTGAAGGAATTAAGAATGAAAAGATTGTTCAGTTTAAAAAAGAAAATTTTCTTGAGATACCTCCTCGAGCTCTTTCTATTTCAAAGAAAGAATTCAATAGAATAATGAATATAGAGAAATCCAAAAGAGCCAATAAGTTTGTGTATATTAAAAGTTCAACTGGCAAGATAGTAGACATACCGCTCAAAGACTTAGCAGTAACCCTTAAACAGCCTGGAACAGCACTTATCTCAGAGGAAGTATCTACAAAGAGCATAGAAGCACCAGTTATAGATAAAAACCCCTTAGAGTGCCCAATTTGTGGCTTTATAGCGAGGTCTATCAGTGGTTTAAAGATTCATAACAAGAAACATCGATGAAAATAATATATTTTGGTAGTTTCGATAGACATTATGACACAGAAGTATATATAGCAAACACTTTAGAGAGTCTCGGTTGTAATGTTAAAAGGGTTAAAACGACATCTTGTAATTTAGAGAATATAAAAGAACTTTTAAAAGTTAAGTATGATTTTATTTTGTTTTCCAAGGGTTGGTTCATTGGCGACCAAGATAAAATAAAAAGTTACTTTAAAAATATTAATATTCCGAAAGTGAGTTGGTTCTTTGACCTAGTATTTGGGACTAATAGACAACGATTATTATATGAACACCAGGTATTTTATTCTGATATTGTCTTTACGACAGATAGAGGACATCAAAAAGATTTTGAGAGATTAGGATTAAAACATTATTGTATAAGGCAAGGTATCTATGAACCAGAAGCAGTTTTAGGAAAGGTGCGAAAAAAGTATAAACGAGATATTGTTTTTGTTGGTGGCAATGCTCATGGGGTAGCTTTTAGGTGGTTAAATAGATCTGAATTGTTACAGTTTTTAACTAAAGGATATAAAGATAGATTTACTTGGTATGGTCAAGAGAGTGATAGGGAAATAAGAAACTTAGAACTTAATGATTTATATGCTTCGGCTAAGATAGTAGTCGGAGATAGTGTTTATTCTCCTGGCTATTGGAGCAACCGCATTTATGAGACATTAGGACGGGGCGGCTTCTTACTTTTTCCCGTCCAGGATAATTTTGATTTTATTGCCGGTAAGCACTTCGTTAGTTACAACTATGGAGACTACAAAGGTCTTAAAAAAAAGATAGATTATTATCTAATTCATGAGAAAGAAAGAGATGAAATCAGAATATCTGGTTTTAAATATTGTAAAGCTCATTATACGTATCGTCACCGATGTCAGGAATTTTTAAAGATAATAAATAACTATAATAAAAAATATGCCAAAAGGAATTTATAAACATTTAGAAAAACGATGAAGATCGGCTTAATCGGGCGTTGTGACAACACCGGTCTCGGAAACATGTCTTATGAATATTTTCGGCAATTGTCGATTGATAAAGTTTTACTTATAAAATGTAATAACGCAAACTTTCCTGAAAGATTTCTTAATTATACATTTTATGATAGAGAAAATCCTTCTGATGAAAAGATAAAACAATTTCTAAAGGGTCTTGATATCCTTTTAACGATAGAGACTCCCTATAACTGGAATATATATAAATTGGCTAAAGAAATGGGTGTAAAGACAATTCTAATCCCGATGTACGAATTTACAGACACTAGACGAGAATTAGATTATGTGGATTTGTTTATGGCAGATAGTCGAATTGCATATGACAAATGTCCAGAATCAAGAAGAGTATTTATTCCTTGTCCAGTAAACCGAGATGTATTGCCTTTCAAATTAAGAACTAAAGCTAAAATCTTTCTTCATAATGCAGGACATGGAGGAATATTTGGAAGAAATGGAACTACGGAATTGATTAAAGCGATGTATTATGTGAAATCTGATGTGAAGTTGATTATCAATTCTCAATATCCGTTAGAAGCAGATAATCCCGAAATAACAGTCAATATTGGTAATTTCAAGAATTACTGGGATTTATGGGATTATGGAGATGTTTTTATTTTGCCCTGTAGATTTGGTGGAAACTTCTTGCCTTTTAATGAAGCTGCTTCATGTGGTATGCCGGTGATGACC